TCAATAATTCCAACAAAAAAAGTCCTACCTTTTTGACACAAAAAAAACAGTTAGCAAGGATTTACCCTTACTAACTGTTTTTATTTCATTCTTACAGCATCAATAACTTTTCCATACACGCCAGCGTAACTATTAGCTCCGCCATTATCTGCGTTGCGACTGTCTACTTCTTCTAACCAACCTCCGCCTTTTAAGTGTGCTTGGTATGTTACATAACCTTTGGTTGATTTTATTCTTACTCCGTCTATGTTTTTACCATAAATTCCAGCATAACTGTTACCATTTGCCTTATCATTTTTTTGGTAATCGTTGGAACTAACCCAGTCAAGCCATTTGCCATTTATAGTATGTACTTGTATTTTTAGTTCGCCATATTTGCATTTAGCTCTTATACCGCCCATAGCATTATCAAAATTACCAGCATAGTCATTGTAATTAACAACTTCAGGTAACCATTGTTTTTTAAAATTATCGTAGGATTGATATGTAATATCGCCTGTAATGTCCCTGTTATTAGATGTATTCGTTGGTACAGTAGCTTGTCCCAATTCGGTTCTAACCATGTTCAAAAAACGTTCCCAGCCCATATCTAAGGTACGATGTGGGCAATACTTATTACTGTAATCCTGGTGCTTGGTGACTTTATCTATTCCCCAGCCTCTCTCTTTTAAGAGTTGAGCAATAAATTTGGCTGCATTTTGCTCGGCTCTAATAAATCTATCACCGCCTGATTTAGAGTAACAGATTTCAATAGCTATACCTTCACGATTTCCCTTACCTTTATTGCCATCACCAGCATGCCAAGCGTTACGGCTAGTTGGGATTCCTTGAACGACTTCTTTGTCATCTACAGCGTAGTGAAAAGATACTTCATTATTATTATTAATCATATAATTAATTTCATTATTTGCACTTGCGTCATTTGCGGTATTATGTACTACTATTCTTGTAGGTGTCATTGCATAAGGGCACTTAATACTATATTTATTTGAACTAACTAGCATTTGTCTTACTTCCATACTATTCCTCCTCTTTATCAGTTGCATATGTCAGCCAGAACATAGCCTCTTCTAGCTTAGTAATAGTTAAACTCTTTTCTCTTGAATTTTTAACTTCTTTACTTTCTTTTAATTCATTGATAAAATCTTGTAATTTGTCTACCATATTATTCACTCTCCTTATTAATTAAATTCTTAAACATCTCATAAAGCCCTGTACTAGCTAATCCACTAAACATGCCACATAAGATGACTTCTAAAGTAATACCATTCAAATTGGCTAACACATTTAAGATAGTTCCTAAAACTAGCATAATCAACGGGATAAATTTATTAAAATCATTATTATTCCAAATATTTTTAATCGCATATCCAAAACACAAACAAATTCCTAATACTACAACATTTACACTTTCAACTAAAAAACTTAAATCCATATTATCTACCTTCTTTCATTAATAATTTCCATTTTGAACGGATATAACCATTGCCATGATGAACGGTCTCATACTGCTCAAATTCCTCATAAGCGCGCTGAATTTCAGCGTCTGTAACTGGCTTCCCAAGTTCAACGTCCGACAAAAATCTAACTAGATAATTCTTGCACATATTTTTATTAGTGTCATTAATAGCACGTTCAAGCTCAGTTAGTTTAGAATTTCTTTCAAGGTCTTTTTTGCGATTTCCAAAATAAGTATTTAAAATAGTAGCTAAAGTTGAAGGGACTGCCACAGACAGTCCCCCTATAATTGCTATAATAATATCATTCAAGCTTTATCCTCCTATTATTTTCTAAAACCAACTATCGAGTACAATTTGACGTTATTATTGCTTGCCACAAATCCTTGCAAATTGTCTTGAGCTGTTATCTTAGACGATAATGCTCGCCCTTCACCATAAGTGATTTGATTTTCAGACCTGATCCTAAATGATCTTATTACCGTTTCCCAAGCATAATATCCCCCTGTATTACCAGCATTACCAATGCTAATTATTACTTTGTCGTCGACTTTAGGCAAATAGACCTCAACGCTAGACAAATTTTCATTATTCGAAATTCCAAAAAAGACAACTCTCTGATAATTTGTAATATCGTCGTTCAAGGTTATAATCGTATTGTTTGCGATTTCCGTAAACTCTTTATTAGTACTATATAACACAGTTGGTAATAATTCATTAATTGCATTAACAATATTTGATTTATCGGTTGTATTTAGCGTTGATAAATCGCCAACATTATCGTCAACGTAATCCTCAATATTATCTTCCATCTTAATTAAATTAGCTGCACTCAAAGGCGTAGTACCTTCATATTGTGCCGGCTGTACTGTACCGTCATCTAATACTTGCGCAGGCTGTATTAAAGTACCATTCTGCCATCCAATTCTTTTCATCACTAAGCATCATTCCTTTCGTAAAATGTATTTATTGTTATTACTCCTTTTTTTGTAAAAGGATAAGAAACCAAATAATATTCATTTGTTGGTTCTACATCATAAGTTGGATTTATATAGTTATATACTCTGTATTTATAAATAACATATTTATAATTAGTTAATTGAGGATATAAATCTACAGCGGGGTATAAATTAACAAGCGGATCTAATTCTGGAGTTTGGATTATATAAGGAAGTGGGAATATGTTAACAACCGGATATAAATCAATTTGTGGATATTGAGTAAAATCAGTGGTCCCACCTAAGGTGAATTGAAACCCGTCTGTTATAGGTACTAACTCAACTGCATCACCAACTATATATTCTTCCTGCATAACATCAGGAATGGTGCCAAATCCCACACTATATATCAGCCCTGTTTTATTGTTTAAAAGTGGTGCTAAATGATAAGGGGTACCACCGCAAATTGCATCGCTTGACATCAAATCTTCGCGAATAACATCGAGGAAGCCATCTTCAGTCAAATAAATATCATAGTCACTTACATCTAAATAAGCTCCTATACTTGTGCCAGTACCAGAGCCTTTTAATCCAAAACCTAATGTATAAATTTTATGCCCATACCATTTCATTAAATCGATGTCTATATTATGCAAGTCAGAGGTCCTATAATAATAGTCTGTTTTAACATAGTTATTTGAGCTTTCTTGGCTGACGGTTCCATTTAGTTGGATATCATAGCCCTCACCATACGCAGGATTATTGAGTGATTCATCAAATTTAATAAATAATATATTTAATCTTAAATCAGCATAAGTACCGTCAGCATTATATTGCCTCAATGAATAGTAGCTAATATACCAATTTTGAATATGGTTTCTTAATTCACACTCTTTTTTCCCATTATTTATTTTTATAAAATTATTCTTGATTATCATCAAACCACCTCGTGCTTCTCAAACAATTCTTCACCGACATAATTAACTACAATTAAATTAATATCTTTTTGGTTATCATTCTCATAAACTTCGCCACGAAACACATCAATAAAGTTAGCTAAATAATTCTTATTTCGCAACGATATAGTCCATGTTTGATCTTCGGCGTTAACATAGTTCCAAGTTGTGTCAGTAACTATGTAATTGTTATTAATAAAGAATTCATCTAGATCAAAATAAACAGTATCGCCAATGCCAAACTCTGGCTTACAGTCAAGCTTGATTTCTAACCCATCAGTTTGGCTTAGATTTAGTTTCAAATAAGAAACAGCCAAATTTTTAAGCTCTTGCTCAGTTCTCCAAGCCTCATCTAAATCAATTATTTTTTCAATTCTTCCAGATTTAGAAACAATGCCTTTACATTTATCAATCTCAATATTATTTATAAATTTCATTTTAGTCCACTTAAGGCCACTGCAACTTGACAACTGCTTAATAGTACCCGTTATAGTGTCTTCACCCAAATATGTAAGTCCAATAACTAAATTGCTAAAAAAACTATCTGTTATTATCGAGAATAACTCCGCCGGTGTTTCCCCTGAAGTTGAAGCATTTGCCTCTCTAGAAATATTATCGAATAATAATTCACCATCTACTAATTTAATACTTGCATTAATAGTTGAATTACTGGTTTGTATTTGGAATATAAAAGGCTCATTTAAACTTTCATTCTCATAATCTTGCAAAGCATTATTTTCTATAGATTTTTGAATATTTTTAACAGTTATATCAAACGGAAATTTAAATTCTATCTTATCATTTTTAGCAAGTCTTATAGTCGTTTCATCAACAAGTGGGTTTATGTTTAAATCATCAGTTATAACACTGGGGACATACATTCTGACATTTTTAAAATTAATAACATTACAATAATCGGTGGCGTCCATCGAAGGAGTTATACTCATACTTCCAGTTGGCATATTACCTAAACTATATCTATTTTCAATATTTTTAGATGACAAATATTCTAAATCGTAGAAATAAATATTCTTATTTTCGTCAATGTACCACCAGAAATTGTATTTATTCGATAAATCATTTAAACATGTCTCGACTGTCTCGAGTAAATATCCACTCGTAACATTAGTGCTAGATACTATCATTGCTTTAATAATGAAGCCGTCATCAATAAGTGGCTGCACTATTCTCGTTAGTGCTTCCTCTAAAGAATAAGTGCCAATTAATGACGTGCTTCTTAAAGATGTCAAGGCATATGGGCTTATTATTGTCATAGTGAGTACTTTATCTTCCCAAGAATTATGCATTTCTGGGATTTTATAACTCTCTAAATAGCCAGTGAAATAGACTTTTACAATTGACGGAGATGTCCGCTTGACACTCTCATTAATCTCTACTAACTGTACCTCTTGATATTTCACTGGCAAATCGTTAATAGTATAGCCTGTAAAATCTACATTTAAATCATTAAACTTAACTTCACGACTAGAATTTTCAATAGTAAATTCATCCAATATTTTTAAATAAGTGTTACCATATTTAACAGCTATCATCTTATACCGCCTACTTTAATTGTCTTTGTCACAACTGGAGTAATAATCCTACCAACTTTATTCTTATCCAGTTCAACATTACCATCGAATGTAGCATTTATTTGAATTACACTATGGTTTGTTACAGCACTACTAACTTTAGCTTGAGCATTTATATTCCCTGTCTCTACAGCTACCGCGTGCTTCATTTTATTAACAATTTCTTTGTCCATATCATCAATTGCCTTAACTGCGACTTTTGTATTGTCATCAACACCTTTTGCAACTCCTTCAGGAATATATTCAGACCATTCAGCAAAAACGCCCGAAGGAGAGTTTATATCTAAACGGCTGTTAAAGTGTTCAATTAATGAGTCTGCGAATTTGTTTGTTGCCTTAACAGCGTTTTTTTGCTTAGATTTGTTTTCTAGTCCCTCAGTAACGCCTTCAACTATATCTTCCGCGCTCTTTTTAGCATTGCTCTTTTTGCTTAATTTTGAAATCATATTATTAGCAAATGTTTGCATTTTTTCTTCAGCAAAAGGCTGGCCTACAGCAACTCCATCAATATATGTTTGAACAAGGCCATTACCAGCTTCTCTAAATTCAAATTGCCTTCCAGTTATTGTATTTAATTGACTTTGAATACTAGCGTTCCATTTTTCCGCAAGAATTTGATTACTATTATCTATTACCTGTCCTTGCTTATTTATGTTGTCTTGTAAAACCTGTATCTGCTGTTCTGCTGAAGTTATTTGATTATCAAAAATATCAGTGTTATATTTTTCTTTTAACGACTTTAACGTCTCCAGCACCTGTTGCTGACTCTTTAATTGAAATTGTAAATTTTTTAATTCACTATCATCAGCTTCTTTTTTCTTTTGAACATACGTATAAGTTTGGTAAACCATCTCATCATATTTACCTTGTTGGAATTTAGACAGATTATCTTCATAAGACGCAATATCGTATGCATATTGTTGATAATTTTCTTTAGCTTTATTATACTCTTCTTGAAGTTCAACATTTTGAGTTTTTAAAGCATTTACCCTTCCTTGAGCGTTTGCTAATTCAGCTTGGGAAGCGGTTGGATCTTTTAATAAATCTTGATATTCGCTTTCTCTTTCGGTAATTTTCTTTTTATTTTCTTCAATCTTTGCATATGTTTCTCCAAGTTTTTCCTGAACTTTTGTTTGTTCTCTTATCGCTTCAGTATAAGCTTCTTCTTGGGCGTTTAAAATAACCATACCCTTTTTCTTTGCTATAACATCATCAAATGTAGATGTTAATTGTTGATAGTTTTCAATCGCGCCATCAACTAGACTAATTTCCAAATCCATTGCGTCACTCAATGTACTTGTGATAAATGCCGCACGATCTTCATATCCTGCTTTAACCCGTCCATTTTCGTCAGTTATAGTTTTTAATTCATTATATAAATTTTGATAATATGTTAATTCAGATACACCGTCTGTTATATTTTTCGCTATCGTCTGTTGCAATTCATTTCTTTTATCAATGTTATTTTGTAATTCTTGCGTCGCTTTATTTATTGTTTCTATTTCTTCGCTAGCTTCCTGTCTGAATACAACTAAGGCGGTCGATAACCCAATAATTGCAGAAGCAAACAATGTAACTGGATTAGCTTTCATCAATCCGTTAAATACAGTTACTACCTTATTTGCATTTTGAATTTTACGAGTCAAATCTTGTATAATCTTTCCAACTTGCCAACTTACAAACCCTATACCTACTGCCTCAACAACGGGTATTAAATTCTTTATGGTTTTCAAAATGTTTGGCGTTCTTTTAGATATCTCCTTTAATGTGTCTTCGGCCATACTACCTACATCAGAAATCATTTCCCGCATCGTCGGCAAACTGTTACTATCTAATGCTTCATCAATACTCTCAATAATGCTTTGCATACCACGAGTAGCTGCTGCTTTCGCGTTGTCGAAGGTTGCGTTCCAACTAGCACCAGCTTCTTTCGCCGCATCTGTTATAGATGCAAACTTATTCGTCCCCTCATTAAATGCTGTCGACAAACCTTCCATAAACTCTTGGGCTGATATTCTTCCGTACGATAAGTCGTCTTGTACCTCTGCTACACTTCTACCTACACTATCTGCATAAATCTGTACGGCTGGTATTCCGGCGTCTGTAAGACGACTTAATTGGTCCATCTCAACCTTGCCTTTAGCAACCATTTGGGACAACGCATCTGTTACATTTTCAAAAGTGGCATTAGTCCCATCACCATAAAAGGCTACAGCGTCTGCCCAGGTTTTTACCTGTCTTGTTGCTTCGTCTAAATTCATACCGGAAGTTACAAATTTTTGTGCAGATTTAGAGGCAATGTCAAGCCCATAAGCTGTCCCTGTAACTGTATCTTTAATACTTCCCAAAGCTTTATCAGCTTCTTCAGCTGAACCAGTCATAGCTGTCATAACTCTTGTAAATTGATCCATCGTATCAATGCGGTTCATAGCGCTATCTATAGAGCTAGTCAAAGTATTGAATGCTGAGCTTATTAAATCAGTTATTCCTAGTGAAGCTACAATGTTTCTAATTTGCGAAAAAGCACTTGAAGTATCGCCTTTTATATTGTTTAGACCTTTTTCAAAGCCAGAAGTATCTAACTCAGTCCTATATGTAATTGAACCTGCCACCGCCATATTATCACCTCTCTATTTTTGAGAAGAAATTTTATTCAATTCATCGAATATTTTATCTCGTCTTCTTCTTTCATTAACTTGAAATTTTGTTGGTGGTAATTTATATAGCTCTTTTAATTTTAATAATTCTTTGTCATCACCGTCGTAACTTCTATATCCCATAACCTTTTTAAATTCACACTTATCTGGTAATGACTTAAATAGCGCTCTAAATTGCCACCAATGAACACGATCTTTGCTTAAATCAATTCCGCGGTCATAAAACGCACCATATATAAGCTCGGCATCATATTCATAATCATAAATTCTTTCATTATGGCCACTTTTTTCAACACCTCTAGTATCATAAGAAATTTCATCTTCTGTCCTTCCGCAGCGGTAAAACCATAAAAAACAATTTATTGCCGGTTCTAATAAGTTCTTATTTAATATCAAAAAAAAATCAGGGTAAAAACTTGTTAAAGTATTATAAATTACTTTTTTATCGTTTTTACCCTGAAAATCTTTCTCAAATTTGATAAAAATTCGATAATCTGTATTAATAAAATACTTCTCATTATTCAAATAAACAAAATGAGGCAATTTATCATACAATCTCATCTTAATATCTCCTATATCTATTATTACTATAATTTTTATTATATTGATTTGTTCTTCTAACTGCTCTGCTTTGGAAATTAATGTTTTTATTATAATTTCTTATATAATTGTCCAACTGTTTTTTTATAAACATTACTACTTTTACCCATACAAATACATCAATGTCTTTCCCTAAATCTTTTTTATATTTATCACTGATTTTTTGATAAGCGTTTTCTCCTAGCAAATCATTTATAAAATCTTCTATCAATTTATAGTCTTCTTCACCATAATCACTTACTTTATTTTGAAATTCTTTAATTTTTCTTAAATATTCTTCATTAATTTCTATGTTAAATCTAATATCAAATATATCTAACTCTAAATCATTGTTTAATTCTTCATAACCAAATTTTAATATTTTTTTATTTTCTCTATCTACCATAATTACCTCACTTTTCTATTTACATTGAAACTTTCTTCTTTTTTAATTAAGCCGCTGGTGTAAACTCTTTAGTTGCAATCGCAAATGTTCCTTCAACAAAGTCATCAACAGCCTTAAGAGAGCCACTAATAGTAATTTGTTCACCTGGATTGCCTGTTTTTTCGGTAATAATAACCGATTGAGTTTGTTTCCTAGCTTTATAAGTGCCAGTTGTTTCAGTTTCATTCCACAATTCGACTATATAATGTACTACTTGAGCATCTTTACCAGTCTTACGATTTCTAAAGATGTCATAGAAGTGTTCAAAGACTTGATCACCTTTTACCATATCCATTGTAATAGGAAACTCATCACTAAATCCTGTTACGTTTGTTGTCTTTGTCTTTTGCTGTATGTATTGCTTTTCACTTTCGGTTGGATTTGAGCTCTCGTCTAGTTGAGTAATAACACCTCCTAAGACGATATTTGGCTCTCCATCAGTAGCGATATCAAAGTAATGAGCTTCATCATAAGTCATAATATCTTTCATTTTTAATTCTCCTTCCTTATATTAAAATAAAGCTGTAAAGAATAGATACTTATAGCACCATCTTCACTTTCTTGATAAGTTAGCGCATTAGCGCAGCTTACATTTTTTATAATTTTATTATCACCCAGCTGTGGGTAATTTTTAATTTTGTTTTGGTCAATTAGCCAGTCGCTGAAGTCATCTAACCAATCTAAATTATCTAATCGTTGCTTGTCCACTTCACTTTCACTTTTTAAAAATAACATATATTGATATTGCCTATACCAACCTTTATCAGTCGTATATTTTAATGGTAACTCTTCGAATCCGGTACGTTGTAACGCTAAATTCTTAACATTATTAGTTAACCGTTCACTGTGTATTTCTTCAATCACAGCAATGTCATTTATAGGTTTATAATCTTGCAACCATTCATTAATCTTACTATCCATTTAACCTCCTAGAATAATTTTGAACCGCTCTTAAAATCTCAGAATTTTTATCAGCTTTCATCCGTTCAAAAGGCTGTGTACCTCGCTTCCCTACACGTTTTTTAATTTTCTTTGAATAAGCCTGATATCCTGCATACGAAACATTAATTATTACATAACCTTTCCCGTAAGTGTTTGCTTCAGCAATAGAACCCTCTTGATTACCACTATCTTTTGACACATAAGCCATTAAATGTTTGCCAACTTCATTGTCTAAAAATTTTTGTGTTAAGTTTAATTTATTATTAAAATTTTTTATGAATTTATTGTTATAGCTTAGCTTCAATACACCATCTTGGGTCCTCATTGTTTGGCTACCGGGCGATTTAATATTATGTAATCCCACTATATCGCTCCTAGCTTAATGTGTTGTAAGTCTTTCAGATCACTGTCTTTAAATATGAATTTGTCTATACTAGATACTTGATAAACGTTATCCTTGCCATATTTTGATTTTAATTCGGTTAATGGGGCTAATTTTATTTCGTCGTCAACTTTTAACGTAACGATAACATCATCTTTATTTACAAAATATATATTGTTATAACCATCAATATCAAATATACGAATTGTAGCATTATTAACATCAGTCACACCAGTCGTATCTCTATTCCTGATAGAGGTATTCCTAACACTCACCTTGCTTAAATTATACCTATCCCACGATTGATTATTCTTATGGTAAATAGTTATATCTTGTAACAACTCTTTCATAAATACCTCGTCAAATTATGTGGTAACCCATTTAATATAGATTTTTTCTCTGCATTAATTTCTAACCTCGATTTTGTTATATAATTTTTTGAAACACCGTCTATAGAGATAGAGCTTAACTGACGTTCGCTGATAGTGTTACCATTAACATTAAAAAAATCAACTAATTCGCAAGCAACAAATCTTACCTCATCGGTAATATCAACCTCTTTTAATTCCCTATTAACTGACCTGTCAATCACTCGACTAGCCTTTGGAATTAAAGAATTAAAGAGGTCATTTGATAACGCGCCTTTATATGTATTTTTATAAAATTCATAGTTGGCATAATTTATCATATAACCTCTCCTTTCATATGTTATTTAGCAGTTTTAACATGGTCCATATAAATACCAGCGAGTTTATTCTCATAAGTATCAACGATACCATATTTACGGTATTTTTGCATATAACCATCACTTGATTGGTTATCTTCTGGTCGGATAATATCACTTGCGATGTGTTTATCGTGTTTAATAACTGCTGATTTTTCAATAATCATAAAATTAATATTTTCACCGTCAGCAGCCTTGGCGTATCCACCCTTTAAGCTATCTTCTTGATCATCTTCATTATTTAAAGTGATTTTTGTATAAAAACGACTTTGAGGTACCTTTTCAATGCTAGCAAATTCGTCCAATACACCTTTATTAACATAATTTACAACACCTTGTGCCAGTCTTAATAATGTAGGTGTAATACGTAAATGACGACTTTCTGATGGAACTTCATCTTCGTCCATTTGGTTCATTCCAGCCCTTAAAGCATCTAAAACTTGTTCACCAGTTGTATAAGTACCATTTTTAACTGTGATACCAGTAGTACCAGCTAATGTAGCGTAGAAGAATGCGTCTCCTTCTGGGACAACTTTAGTTCTTTCGAATTCAGCTCCTAATTTACCAAATGATAACTCAATAGTCTCTTCATTGTCTTGACTATCAACAACGAATTTAATACCTCTATCATAGTTATATTTTAAAGTTTCCCACACTAAATTAACAGTCCCTGTTTTATAACCTGAATTTCTGTCATAATTTTTTAAACCTGACATATCTAGTTTTGCAACTAAAATCTCATTGGCATTAGCGCCTCGTCTAACAGTAGAAGCATCACTATTAAATACAGTAGTAGTCGATGCTTTCTTATAAACTTCATCTAATAAACCGATATAGTTTTTTGATAATGCAATATTATTTGCCATTTAAAATCATTCCTTCCTTTATTTTTCCTCCAACCCCATTGCAGCTCTCAAAGCATCTGTTTTATCGGCAGAAATGTTGTGTTCTCCACCAGTGTTACTTCTAAAGCCTGTTTCCTCCACTTTAAAAGCCCCAGGGTCAGCTTCCTTATACGATTTCAAATAATCATCAAATCCTAGCAATTTGTCATCTTCAAGTTTTAAACCTTTTTGACTTAAATCATTAATAAAAGCTTGCTTTGCCGCCTTACTTGAAAACTCAACATCTTGCACCGCTTCTTTGATTTTGAAATCGTATGTTTGCTTAGTTAATTTTTCATTTAATTCTTTTGTTTCTGCTTCATATTTGCTTTTCCAATCATCAGCAGATCTTTTGATGCTATCAATATCCATGTCCTTGTAAGATTGAATTTCTTTGTTAGCATCTTCAACTTGTTTTATAAGAGTCTCTTTTTCAGTTGTTAAAGTAGCGATCTGTTTTTCTAGTTCCTTCTGTTCGTTACTAATACTTGAGCTCTTAAGTTTCATAACACCACCAATTTGGTCGCTACTTAAGCCTAATTTTTCTAACTCTTCTCTTGTCATATATTTCCTCCTCCGTTTTTTTCCGTGGTCTCGTCCACGTGTGATCTCATATACCAGCTAGTCCTACCGTTGCTATGCCACACGAAAAAAATCGACATTGTCGACTCAAGGTGCCTTTGTAGGAGTTGCACCTACTAAAAACTACCAAGGCATATATGGTCGGAGTAATAGGATTTGAACCTATAAACCTCTAATGCCCAAAATTAGCGTTCTACCAAGTTGAACTATACTCCGAGTAAAAATAAAATATGTAAATTTGACATATTTTATTAAAAATTGTATAATTTAATTAATGAAATGATGGTCGTGGCGACTTAACGCCTAGTGTCATCATTTCTTTTTTTGTTTTCTAAGATGATTAATTCTTCACCCTTTTTTATACCTATTTTGTTAACATATTTCGTATCTTCTCTATTAAATACATTATTAACTTGTTCTTTTAATGACGCCATTGACAAAGGAGAATTTGTAGCTTCAAATAGAAAATTTCTTGTTTGTTCAGATTTTTTGTAAACATTATGATAAATTACTTGATTACTACTTCCAGTTATTATTTTCATATCATAAAATTCATTGCCAATCGTTAAATCGGGTACTTTTATTGCTTCTGGATAATTTATTTTGGGGTTTAACATTACCTTTTGATTTATTCTTTGTGATATCCAGTTTGCAAAAGCAATTTCATTAGACCTAAATTCATTTTTAACATGTTTATTATCCACGACATACTTATTGCCTTTATAATTGAAAACGCTCCCCACATCTAATTTTGACGCTTGCTTCTTCTTATTAATATTTCTAATATCTTGATTAACTTTTCTAATTTTAGAATTAATTTCTGATATTTCTTCTTTAGCATCAATTCCTGACTTTTCATAAATCCTTTTAGAACGTTGTAAATTATATTTTTCACTTTTTTTTGCTTTTGTTTTAGTAATTTTTTCATTTAAATCGGGGTCTTGCATTTTCTTTAACTCTTCTTCTGTATAAGCCGGTTCGCTTATACCTAAAATAATACCAGAATAATGATGTCGACAATTATAATCGTTTAGTTCCTCTTTTATGTCACCCCAGTAACCTACGCCATATTTTTTAGCGTCTTTTCTAGTTTTAGCAAATATTCTGCCTTGCCACACCTGATGGCTTGGTCTAGCTCCAACATGGGCTGTTGTTTCATAACCATTGCACCCCAATTCATCAGCTACCTTTTCATTTATTTCATTAGCTGTTTGCTGTAATCCCATTAATAGATTTCGTTTTACAGCAGTTTTTAATTGAATATTTCTACCAAGGCTATCTTTTAACGTAATACCTTTTTCTGTTAGTTCTTTAACCGCATTACGTATAGCTGTGTTATAGTCAACACCTCCAATAGATGTTTGCATATAAGCCTTATCTACTGCATCAACATAAGCTTGCCGCGAAGCAAAAGCAAACACTCCAGTTAAGTTATCTAACGTTCCATTCGTACGTCTTATCCCAATATTTAACGTTTCTAAATTATTTTCATCCAGTTCAAATTTCAATCCTTTGTGCTCGAAAAGTGGCTTATATGACTGCATATCATCTTTAATCACTTCATTGTATTTTTTTCGAACGCTATTCCTAATATTAAGTTTTTTACTTGTTATTTCATTTAATGCTTCATTAAGTATCGCATCACTATAATCAACATTATCTTGTTTGAACAAACTAGCAACAATCAATGCAGCGATTATGATGTTCGCTTCTTCATAATATTGAACTATTTCATCTTCATCGCTAATATCCAACAACTCCGGCGATATCATTTAATCACCCCTCCAAATTTACACTTGTAATACCTTTTTCTTCGTCAATAAAAGCAAGCTCTTTTCTTGCTTGCTCTTCTGTCATATTTCTATATTTCATCAAATAACTAATCTTGGACATTAAGCCTAATTGCAATGCCTGCATATCTTCTTTTTTTGCGGTCTCACTATCAGTTAAAAAGCCATCTACGTTTTCAATTAATATATTACATTCTTCAGTTACATCTTTATGATAAACAAGTCTGCCGAGTAGCAAACCAGCTTTAATTATTCCACCAATAAATTCAATTAAATTATCACGGTATTTCTTAGCGTTTTGAACCAAATCTTGTTTATCTCCTACATACTGTGTAGCTGTCACAACAGAGCCGTTGTTAAAATTATAAAATTTTGCGCCTAAATCACATTTAAAAGATAGCAAATCTAGCCCATATTGAAGACCTTTTGTATCATCATCAACTCGCAAATCAGGGTTATACTCTTTGACCAAAGGATCATCATTGAATTGAGCCATTTCATCGCCATAAGTGGCCCATTGTTGCTTGGTAACATCATCAGGATATATTGGTCTATCTTCGAACTTATCTTCACCATTCTCATCTTGCCCTACTTTTACGGGTTTAGTTCCAACAATTTTTTTATTATAAAAAACTTTTTTTCCGCCTAGATAAAAGTCCATAACCAGATTATGATACATTATGTCCACACTTTTTAATTGGTCCAAAGCATTACCATACGAACTAAAACCTAATCCCATATTATCGTCTATCGGATTGTTTTTAGGAGGCATTAACAGACTAAATAGTGGGACATTCGAATCAGTTTTGTATTCTTTTAACACTGCGTCATTTTTCACTTCTTGACCTGTTTCACGGTCAATATATACATTGGTTATATGATATCCATCTTCTTTTTTTCGGTGAATTTCAATGTAATAAACTCTTTTTTTACCAATCATAGTTTTGCTGGCAAATGCTACATCTACTATCTTTCCGTGTTCAATACGAAGCGGAGCTATTTGTTTTGCGCTTACTAATATAAGCTCATTTGTAGTTTTATCATCTGCCATCAATATTCCTTTTTTTAATATTCCATTTTTAACTCTAATAATAGCACCACAGGTACCACTCCAGCTCGCAGTCTCTACTGCTTTAGGTATTTCAACCGACAATCTAAAATCACTTATTAGCTCATTAACATAAGATTTATTTTTATCTGCAGAAGTATTTATATTATCTCTATCGCTCCAAATGTTAGAAGCCCAATCTTCTGCAATTTTTTTTGCCATGCCTAAAGTATACATTTTTCTATCAGCGCCAAAATTGTCTTTGTACTTATGAAACTCAACATCATTCTTCCACCACTCTTCCCACAGCTTGACGTAGGAATAATAACTTTGATGTAAATTAGTATAGCCTAGTTTTGATAAATAATCTAATATTACATTATTCATTGTCTACCTCCTTAACAGTTGATTAAAATAAGCAGAAAAACTATAGACCAAAGCGTCTAAACTGTCTATATCAGACGTTCCATCGTCTTGCCAAACATCGGGCGTTTTTTCATCATAAACAGCCGTTTGTAGTGCTTCGATAACTACTTCCGTTTTATTTCGTAAAAATTTAATCTTATCTGTGTTCAATAAGATACTTAATCCTTTTATTCTGTCTGTCAATTTATTTTTAACACTGTTTTTAACCACTTCCCCAACAGGTATCATAAGTCCTGATTTTCTTAAATTGGCATTTAACGTATTTATTATCGTCTGCTCAGCGCAGTCAGCAAATATTATGTCTACTTTGCCATGCTCGAAAATTATCTCTTGTATGAATTCTATCAACGCATTTGAAATATCATAAATATTTGTACCTTTCGCATTTATTTTTATACTTTTTAATACTTCAATTTTTGAAAAATCTCTTTGAATTTTACTTGCCACAAAAGCATGTGGAGATTTGTTACCCCCAAAGTCGATGCCTATTGATATTAGGCCTGTATTGTTAGCTTTATCAATTAAATATCTCTCTTTGTCATTGGCTATTTGTTGAAATATAATTCCCTCTGCATTACACCATTGTCCCAGAATTAGTCTGTTGTAATAAACAGTTCCTTGATATTCGTTACATAAATTTTTAACAAAGTCTTCACTTAAAAACGGATTGTCAAAAATTGTATAATGCTGAATATATATATCCAGGCCCTTTTCTTCCTTCTTATCCAAAAAGTCCTTTTTTAGCCAATGATTTTTGTTCTCTGGATTTAAAGCGCCGTCAAAGCAAGAATACGCTTTATCTAGCGAAGCCAAAACCATCATAAATACCTCGACGTTCCATCTTGCAATTTCATCGCCATATAAATACTTAATAGATGTACCTTGTATCTTCGACACTTGGCTTACCTTTTCGGCGCCTAGGCAATAAACTTCTTGCTCGAACAAAATGGATATATTTTGCGAATTGATCATAGATACTCTATTACTGCCATATATTTCCCTTAAAGGCTGTAGAACGTTCCTTTCGATAGTTCCTTTACTGACCCCTAAAATAACATTTAATCCTTCTTTGTTTTTTCTTTCAAGAAGCCTTTTTGGAATTGTATACAAAATATCAAGATACGTCTTTCCACACCTTCTAGCGCCAATTTTTAAATTAATTCGATGATGCGCTTCTCTGATAAACTCTTTTTGCTTTTCACTAATCATCGCTAGCTTCACTTTCTATTTTCAATAACAATTCCTCAACCTTCGAATTATCGTCAGGGATGTCGTCCTTTTTGTTCCAAATTTCAGGTTTCCTATTTTTTAACCAAAATATTTGTGCAGTTGTATCTGGCGCCATCTGCTTAACAACAATCTTATCCACTTTTCCGTTCCTATATGTGGTTTCTTTATATTCATAGCCTAATGCTTTTTTTAGCAAAGCATTTTCTACTTGAGTATCAACAATAGTTTTACCGCTTTTTAGGGCCTCCGAAAATTCTGGATATTTCTTCTTCCACTCATAAAAAGTAGAAGTGGCAACTCCCATATTATGAGCGATTTGCTCGTCAATAAGACCTTGCCCCGCCCATTTTTCAACTCGTGATAGTTTATCTGCTTGTAACCATTCAGCCGCTTTAGCCATTACACATCACTCATTTTTCGTTTTTGTTTTTTTTAGACTCTTTGTATATTTCAGCTTTACCGTTTGCAATTAATTCGTTCGCCCTCTCTTGAGTAGTCTCATAAATATCCCCAATATTTCTAATTTGGTAACCATCATTTTTATCACTAAATTTCTCTTTCACTTTTACTCTGACCATATATATCAACTCGCTTTCTTTTACAATAAAAAACTACACAAAAAAACCGCGCAAACGGTTTTTGACTATTAAAAACTTCAACAAATAACTTGTCATTATAGCACCTGCAATTATACTTGTCAATAATTTGTTGACGCAAAATCACAAATACTGAATAATAAACTTAAAGTATGGGACATCTAGGTCTTCAGTTATTCCCCTGCTTGGAAGACTCCACGCTACACGCTAGTTGACATTCATAATTTTCAATAAGTTAATTACTCTTATCTCCTAGTATGTTTCGATTGTAGTCAGCAATCTCATCAGGCGTGTAGCAGGGCTAGATGTTTCAGTGTCAATGTCCCTGTGAAACCCACGCTTTAAATTTAATATTCAGTACGCCATTTAAAATTAGACAATTATATTAATTATAAACAATGCCCTTTGATAAATAGATAAATGCTAGTCCTCCTAATAATTTGTTATACACATATATTTTTCATTCAATAGAGAATAAAAGTCCTGATAAGGAGCTACCTTACTTCCTCTTTTACCCAGCTCTCGCCTAAATCTATGAGAGATTGATACTCCCAACTTTCACACACAGTAGGAAAATTTTATTGATATTCGCTTAATCAACGCATTATTTTACCTTTAATTGAATGTCGATTTGTGCTACTTGTACTGGTTTCTAATCTTATACATACATCTCTGTACTTCAACGACACAAACACCTTGCTTTAGCATTACACCTCTGTCTTTATGTTGCTATACATAATAACTTCATTGCCCTACACGCTCAACTTGAGTTGTCGAATTGCGGTGCCGATTAGTCCCATAATTTATATACTCATATAACAAACCACTAATAACCTTTTTTGCAAATTTCTGCTCTCGCTTACCTCATTACTGATTAAAGCAACACCATGCACTAAACGTATCCGTATAGCTAGAGTGAATTAGGATATTATCCATACTACATTGTATTGTAGTCTTTCATATGGTTCATTTATCTACTTGTCAAAGAGCATTAGTACTTTATAAGCACTGTACCAATTAATAAGCTACCAATGCACACGTAACTTAATCATGTTCGAGCGTATTTAATAATAGTCCCTTGCCCTATTAACTTATTAATCAGTACACTACCTACAAGAGATAGTGCGAGATTTCAAATGACTGCAGTTAGTGCCATTAATTAGCACCTTGGAAAGATACTGCATACGTTAAATCTCAAATCACTTAAGATTAAAGAGTATTGATTTAATATTTTCCATAACTGATGTACACTCGTCATAAATAATATCTCTCCAAGCTACTAACCAGTAGCTTTTTTAAAGAATAAAAAGGGGCTGTCCTCAGCATGAGAACTTTGATGAAACTTTATAATTGTTCCATCTTACCATATTTTATCACTTGACCGGGACATAAGGGGGACATCTATTTATTTTTTTCTATTTTTTTACAAACTCTATTAATATGACGTTTACTAAGTCCCCATTTAAGCTCTAGCTGTGCGTTAGTTAAATGAAAATACTTCTTGTCGAAATAAATTTTTAAATCGCGATTATCTATTTGCTTATATATTTCCCTTAGTTTATTAATACTTTTGTCTAAACTAGATGTCATCTCGGCTAATAATAACAAACTATCCTCTCTTAAATGTATTTTAGAACTGCCATCTACTCTCATGTCGGAAAAAGAACTTGTACACTTTTCTAACTTTGTTCTAAGCATTTCGGCTTTTTCATAAGTAGCACCGTTCATCTCATCTATTATCTTATCGGCCTCTTTAATCTCAGGTATCATATAATGCCCCCTATTCCATGATATATTCTTTTTTAATTAGATTACGTTTAATGAGGGTTTCCATCTTTTCTCGATTAACCCAGCTATACTTATAAAATGGATTGTCTTTTATTTTGCAACGTGGTGTATAAAATTTACAATCCTTGCATTCCTTTTTAGTCAACGCATGGCAAGTACCATCTTTGCGGATCGCAAAGCAATCATAATTGTTTGTCTTCATCTTTTGACTCCTTGCTTATATCAACTTTTGTTTTAAATTTACTTTCAGTCTCAGTATACAAAAATGTCTTCTTGTCTTCGTCAACTAAATAAACCTTATAAACTGTAAAAATTGGATACTCTTGATATACTTCTCTTACTCTCTGTTTATCCATTTAGCTTAATACCCTTCTCTTTTGCTAATTCATAAAGCGAATTAATTCTCTGCTCCCTTTTCGATTGCTTGCTTAAATCTGGTTTAAATCCTTTAGTTACTGTTAATTTACAAGGATACGCGTTAGACATTGTTTTATATTGTTTTAATTTATTCTCAAACCACGCTTTACTAAACTTTTTAAATTTCATCTAGCACCTCTAATGCTCTTGCTTTCGAATTATAAATTGCTATTGGCCCCTGATGGTCTTCTTTTAATTCTTGAAGTTTGTCATAAACACTTTGATATACTGCTTGTGTGTTCCCCATATCGCGACAGATTTCAAAACTCTTTTCGTCAAGCCACTTTTCTAAATTTTTTAAAACTTTTCTTTGTTTTTCTGATTTAGTTTTCCACTTTTTTCTTTTTTCTAATACTTTTATTAAGCCTTTATTCGTTGCCTTGAATTTTTCTTTTAATAATAAATTTTCATGCTGCAACTTTTTTAATTCTTTTCCCACATCAATTTTTTCTGTTTTATAAATAAAGGCTTCTCTGCCATCAGTAAATTTTAAATATACTTTTTCATCCATCATTAATATCCCTCCAATACTCATCACAACTACTATCTTCCTTAAGTTCTTCAAACGGCATATTTGAACAGCGGTGCTTGTCCACATAATCAAACGTTTTAATTGTTAAAATTAATAGCAAGTAAATAACAATGAAGGCTATTACTATTCCTAGTATTGTTGACAATCTTTTGGATTTAAAACAATGCTTCAATTTATTCATTACTTTCACCTTTTAAAATTTCTAATAAATCTTGTTTCACATTAACTATTCCTTTTCCGGGAACAAGTTCCGTAACCGAAACACGGTTATTTTCAACGTATGCAATTGCTTTATCTATTCTTGATTTTAGTTCTTGGTTTTCTTTTTTAAAATAACACAATGGACAATATATCTTGCCTTCAAAACCTTGTGCGTGAAAGTTATCAAATCCTTGCCCACATATGTCACACTTCCATTTACTCATATAACACCTCTTAATCTACCTTTCTGTAAAAATGCTTATAATTCCCACGATTTAACGATTTAAGCATACTTACTAACAACTTTTCTTTATCAATTTTTAATTCAACCTTATAACCTAATTCTTCAAACATTTCCTTTGCACTCTTATTGCAATTGATATGTGTCATAAGCATTTCCTTCATTATCCAAATTAAAGATAATCACGAATCCATTATCACTCTTAGATTCAATTATCCACTCATTATCGTCTTTGCCCATGCTCTCAGGATCATGAATAATTATTTCATCAAAAGATTCGCTGAATTGGAACTCCTTTTTTAACTCTTCAAATAATTCTTTCACCATTATTTTTCCTCCATCAATTCTCTTTTAGAAATATAATCAACGCAATAAGATAGACATCGTCCGTTTACATACAATCTATTTTCCGAATTTTTAATCTTATAACAATCAGTAACCCAATCCCTTTTTAAATATTCATTGAATTTTGTTTTATTATCGAATCTCAAAATTGATGTCCCATCGTTAAAATTTAACATATAAATCCTTACTCCGTACTCTGCTAAGTCTCCAATAATTTTCCAATTGGAATCATCTTTTAAAAATTCTTCACGCTCTTTTTTATTCTTTAGCATTGTTCTCCTCCTCTACAAACTCTTTAGGTATTAATCCTTCATCTGCCATTACTTTTTTTAACCAATAGCTTTCACTTCTTTTAACATCAAGTTCTTTTTTTAGTTTCCCTAAATTATGAGCTAAAATAATTAATACAATTGCACATAACGCAAATAAAATCTGTTCTAGCATATTACACGTCTTCTTTCTATAACATTTCTTCAATTTCTAAAATGACTTTATTTTTATCTCCATAAACAACTTTGTCAGTAAAGCCAATAACATATTTACGACTATCATCTTTTAATTTTTTGTATTTAACCATCGAATCTAAAATGAATTTCCTAGCGAAAACAACATTATCTATGTCACGTCTATGGTTGCTTTCTATCCAGGTAAAATGAATTTTAACAGGATTATTATATTTAGGCATTTGAATTATATAAAGTCCTATCTGTTGCTCAAGTTCTGATTTAATCTTATTCGCTAAATATTTGTTAGCTCTACATGCCCTTATATAATCATTTAAACTTGGTAACTTAATTGGTATTTCAAATTTTTTGTTCATATTTTTTATAAATCAGCCTTTCCTTGTTCCATTCAGGATAAATACCTTTTAAATATTTAGCCATGATTTTTAACATTTCATCTCGATATCCTTTACCACCATTGTCCAATAAATGATGATGGTATCTACACCCTAATACTAGATTTTCAGGTATACCTAATCCCATCTTTGATTTAGGTATATAGTGCATAGCATCTAAAATAATACAATCCAACGTGTTTGGATATTTAGGGTGCATATGATATTTAATTTTACAAAATAAGCATTGTTCATCGCGTAATAACAATTCATGATATGTATTCTTTGATACCTGTAGTAGCTTAGTATAACTAGCCATTATTACACTCCCAACTAGCCTTTAAATTTTCTAATTCATCAGGCGTTTTTGTCTCTATCCCCATCTCTTTAGCCTCATAAACAATCCCATCAATTAAGACAGACATCTGCTTAGTGTTCATTTGGCTTGAAGGTAAATAGGCTTTATATGAATTAAATAGTTGAGCTCCGCGTTTGATTGTACTTTCTAACTCATAGTATTTAATTAAGCCAGTTATATCTTTATCAGCTGGTAGCAAAACGCTATAAGTCTCACCATATTGTTTTAGCATGCATATGTGAATAAAATCTTTAGTCTGATGTAATACCTCGGCAATTTTATTTACTAATACCCAGTAATAAGCATTAGCATCTAATGACCGCTTACCCTTATACTCCTTAACCTCATACAATTTTTCATCGTCCAAAGTCACAAGATATGTTATTAGCTGTTTAGGTGTTCCTTTCATAGTCACTCCAAAAAGTTGTCATCAATTGATACATTATCTCCAAAGTCAGCAAATGGATCCTCGCTTTTAGGCTCCTGGTAATCATATGGACTAGGTTCCTTAGCCTTATTTTCATCTTTGGATTTGCTATCACCGAAACTGATGGAATCCACTATTACCTCGGTAATATATACTGTTTCATCATGCTTATTTTTATAATTTCTTGTCTGAATTCGACCATTAATTCCAATTAAACTGCCTTTATCAAAATATTTATTAATAATTTCTGCTGTGTTTTTAAAAGCAATACAATTAATGAAGTCTGCTTCATACTCTCCCATTGCATTCTTAAATTTTCTTTGAACTGCAACAGTAAAATTACAGCAAGCCACATTTGACTGTGTATATCTTAATTCGGGCTTAGATGTTAATCTACCCATTAAATTTACACTGTTCATATTTCTCCTTTCTGCCCCCAAGAATGAAGAGTCATTCTTGGTTAGACATTCTTTATTTGTTTTTAAATTAATTATTTTTGTTTTCTATTTTTGTTACTGCATTATTTTTAGTAACTCGGATAACTGGGCGGACGCCGTAGCCACTGAGCACATAGTAGGACGCGAGCTCACCTGCACCAGAGACGTTGAACTCGCAGGCAAAGCCCTAAGAGTAGAAGTAGGACGGCGACATAGTCCAGTAGCCATATTCATAGTTTGATTCTAAAATTTCAACTGGTAGTTTTTCAGCCTCTTCTTTAGTAATAAATCTAACATAATCCTCAGTAGTCCTTGATTGGCCGTCAATGCCGACATTTGTTGTCATCAATTCCATTTTTGACTTATCTAAATCTTTTAAAAATTCACTGTTTAATGTCATCCTAATCGGACTGTCACTCCACCAAATATTTTTACAGTTAGGGTTAAACCTCACATCTTTATCGCTATCCAAGAATCTTTCATCAAAGTGTTTAGCGCATTGTTCTGGTGATAGCTTGTCTTTTAAAAACAAAGTATAGCTTATCTCATCTTCAGCAATAATGTACCACTCAAGATTGCTAAATTTAACTAAATCGTATAGTTTAATTTCACTTTGGCTATTTTCTAATTTTTCTATTTCTTCTCCAAGCTTTTTATATTCTTCACCAAGTTTTTGGTGTTGTTTTTTTAATCTTTCTAAATTATTCATTTTTAATCTCCTTCATAATTTTCTTGAATTAGTTCTTCAATTTCTTTAAATTTTTCATTTTGATTTTCTATAATATCAATCAGCTCTTCAATGACTGTGTTAGCTAAATCATCCGTTTCATAAAATGAGCTAAAGTCAGTCATTGTAAGAGTCTCTGCTTGTTTTAATAATTTTTTATCTATCATTTAATTCCTCCAATAATCTATTTTTAGAAATTCTTTTAACTATTTGAAGTTTACCTAATCGCCCCTTAGGTAACCACAAACAATAAAGTTCCTCTACTGGCTCATCCGCTAATTCATAATAAGAGGTCTGCCAACTAACGTAATCTTCATCTAATTCAGCCGTTGTTTTTATGTCGATAATTGCTAACTTACCATTTACACTGGCTTTAATATCCAGCGTCCCAGCATACTTATTCTCATAAGCAACTACTTTCTCACTTTCTAAAACTTCAATTTTGTATTCGCCCTTTATTTTTAAATATTGCTTAATACTCTCTTCTTGAATATAGTCCATACCATAATATCTTTTAAGATATGCAATAGGTCTTTTAGGTTTTTTAGTCTCTATAATCTCGATAAGCTTGTGTACCTTAGTCCCGTAACTAGCTTTTTTGTTCAGTATGTAGTCTGGTACTCCCTCATATTTTTTAGGAAATACCTTGTTTAAAATTTGTGTAACACTTGGAACTATAACTCCGTCAATCAAATAGATATGTTCTTCTTCAATAAATTCAATCATTTTATTTTACCGTTAATTTCACATAAGACTTAGTAACACTATCTTTTAAAAATTCTTCATAAAGTTCTGGTTTTTCACTTTTAAGACGAGTACTGTCAAATCTTTTAGAAGTTCTCTCTGGAAAGTAATTAACAACCACAGTACCATCATTGCTTATCCATTTGTCAGCCCCTATTTGCTCCATTAACTTTTTAATATTCTCTTTAAGTTCTTCTTGCATTAAATCCATTTTTAATTTTGTTTTTTGAAATTTATTGATTTGTTTAATAACATCTTCGGCAACAACTATTTTACCGTTTTCAATTTTTGCCAATTCATTCATTTTATTTTCCGCCTTTCATTTTTTTAATCAAACTACTAGCTTCTTGAACTGTAAACTCTTTTAACGTCTCTTTTTTTATCGCTTTACAAGCACTTTGGATTTGATCCTTTGACATAATGCTTTCTAAAGTATCTATTTGATTTTTAGTTGCTAATACACTCTTTGGCTCGCTTAAAGCTTGCGCGTCATCATCTTCTGTTGCTAAGCCAAAAGCCATTAATAAGCTATAACGTCTTGCGTAAGTTAATGCACTGCCCTGCTCTTGCGCTGGGTTCTTAACCCCTTGAAGTGTTGCGTCAGTAACTTTACAACCTCGCTTTGGCTTATCCTCCCACTTTCCATCAACAAACCTATAAGTTATAATGTAGTCACTACCTGTTGGCTCATAAGTCTCTATCTCTTGATAATACTTCATATTGTTCTCTTCGAGGTACTTGTGTATCTCAGCTAACTCTGTGTATTTATATCCGTAGCCATCTTTATTCTTTTTTAAGGTTGTTTTTTCCATTTCTAAAACCCTCTTTCCTTTTTGTTTTTAACTTTTTCCTCAAGTGACTTGTAAGTTTTTTTCATCTTTTCGGCTCTCGCACAAAGGTGATGAGCTGTTAAGCGATACTCATCTAAGTTCTTGATTATCCAGTAACCACCTTGACGTCCTGCTTCACTTCCTATAAGCCTTTTAAATTTTTCATTGTCTCTAATTTTTTCTATTTGGCTTCTAAACACCTTTTCATCTTTGATTTTGAATATCTTCATTAATCGGTTGCCTTTGATACGGTTATCGTACCCAACACAATTTTTAATTAAATATCCATAAATTAAATCTTCCATCATAACCCCTTTCTTGATTGCTTTAACAATTTGCTTAACTGCCTATCGGTTAACCATATTTCGCCTTTGCAATGTTTTTTAATAATTTCTTCAATCGGCTTTTCCTGTTTAAGTTTTTCAAAATCTTTTATTTTCACTAAGCTTGTCCTCCAAAGCTTTCATCTCTTCCGAACTAGCCTGCTCTACTTCGATATGTTCTCCATACCAATCAGGCTTATTTGAATTATCTTCTTTTCTGGACCAATTCAAGATTGTCGCGTAATGGCTTTTATATTTTTTGCCACTGCTTTTAATATAAAAGCTTAAATCTTCTATTCTCTGCTCATAGTTTAAAAATTTATTTTTCAATTTTAAGTGTTCTTCGTCAGATAACAATACATTTTTAAAACTCCCATACTTTTTTAAAGGTTTTTTCCCCCTATAACCCCCTTTTACTAAAATATAAGTATTTAATATATTATTTTTATATAAAGAATAAAGAAGGTGAGTGATTTCTATTTGATATGTTTTTGATTTCAATTTGATTTCAATTTGATTTTGTTTTGATTTTGCTTTGTTTTCCTTCTTAGCATTTTTTGATTTGTTCTTACTCTTTGTTAAACTAGGCTTTATTAATAACCAAGCCATTTGTTTTATACCAGTAAAATTAGGTTCTTTATCTTCAAAAACAAATTCTATCATGCCATTTAATACTTCTGCTTTGTCTCTTTTAGGAAGTTCTTTTAAAGCTTCATGGTAATTTCTAAAAAAAGTAAAGCCTGTTATTGTATTCATTTAAACCTCCTATCATTTATTCTCGAATGCCTGTGTAGCCGCCAGGCCAATTAATGGAAAATTTTAATTAGTTAGTAGCATTTTTGAAAAGGCAGCCTGACGACTGCGCAGACATTCGAAATTTGATTTTATTTAATTATTCTCTTATGGTATACTTGTTTTAGAAGGGAGTTACTTTTATGCTAGATGCAAACTCTAAAAAAATATTAAAATTTTTAAACAGCGTACACAATGATGTAGGAACATTTACTAATGAGGAAACTATTTTTGACATTTGTCAGTTAGATAAAATGACTGCAAATTTGTCTTTGCAATATTTACAAAACTTAAATTTAATTGAAACTGGTATGCATTGGACTAAAGGTCCCAATGTTTATTATCGTTCTACACTTAATGGGACGCTATATTTCAAAAATAAATATTATGAAATGTTCTTAACAATTTTTAAATCTGTTATATGTCCTTTACTCGTATCCCTTATAACGACTTTAATAACACTATTCCTAATAAAATAATTTGCAATGTATTAATAAAACATAATAAACAAATTATTTTTTTCGTATTTATTATTTCAATAAAAATGTTGTTTTTTTCTCCCATGAACTCACCCCATTTGATTTTTATTTTAATTTTTGATATAATTAGAAAGAATTATTTAATAATTCAACTTCTAATCGATAAGATTAACTTGACCGTGTGACTCGACATCTACGGTCTTTTTTTGATCCAAACCGCCAATGAACGCGACCAATAAAACAAATACAATTAATGCCCATGTGGCTTTTGACTTTAGCATTTTACTCACCCCTTTCTAATTTTGCTAAACGTTTTAAATAGTTAATATCTATATTGAAATAGTCGATGACATACTTCATGGGAACGACAGCTTGTCTTGGCAAGTTATAGCCTTCTTTTTTAATTTGCTCTTGAATTGACTTCTTTATCTCAATAGCTTTACTAACGCCAATACCACCAATGATACAAATAGTGTTGTTATCTGCCCATTGATTGCTCATGGCTTGTAGTTGTTCACTTGCTGTATATTTTTTTTGTCTTGGCATTTTTTCACTTCCCTTCTATTCACGTTTATGGCATTTTGCCATAACTTTATTAAAAAAAATAATGATATCTTCATTCAAGTAATTTAACTCTCTTATGAACAATCCTACATCCATCTTTTCTGGATGGTTTTCATATTTTCTAACAGTTTCCCTATGAACCCCAAGAAATTTTGAAAGTTCATTATATGTAATTTTTTTTCCGCAACGAACTTCTCTTAACGTTTCACTAACAAAATTCATCAAATCGTTATTCATAAATTCCTCCTATCTACAACCATTATATATGGCATTTTGTCATGTGTCAATGTTTTTTTGGCATTTTGTCATAAAAAATTTGCTTTTTGTTAAAATTCAATGTATAATTTATTATGAAAGGAGGGATTTTCATAACAGAATTTAAAAATTTCTCTAATTCAAATATAAAATTTTTAAGAGAAAAAAAAGGACTGAATCAAGGTGATTTGAGTAAAGCGCTTAATATAGATCAAAGCACAGTAGCTAAATGGGAAACCGGTGAACGTCAAATTACTTTATCATGGGCTTTTAAACTTTCTGACTTTTTCGATGTTCAAATAGGTGACTTTTTAACTACCAATTTGAAAATTCCAAAACAAAAAATTGAAAATAACGAATATGATGATAAGCTTAAAAAATTAGCCACTGAAAATGGAGTGGAAATATCTTACAGTAAAAATGCTCCTTTAACAGAAGAAGATTTCGCTCAAGTTAGTAAAATTCTGCTTGAGGAAATTCAAAAAAAAGAAAAAAAATAATACGGTCAGGCCAAAATTCTTAACGGTCAGGCCAAATTTAGCAAAAATTAAAGACAAAAAAATAAATTTGTGCTACCATTACGATGATGAGGTGGTAGTAAGATGGAAGTATTAGCAAAAGATATTAGTACATTAAACTGGATATCAATTAAAATTAACGATAAAGTTATAATAATTATTAATAATTCGCTTAAAATCTGCTAGTATAGGGATTTTAAAATAGATATCAGATCGGAGGTTAAAAAATGGATATTTTAAAAAGAAAGGAATTAGAGTTTTATATAGAACAAGGTTTAGTTGAAAAAGTATACATAAATGATGACGACAGAAAAGATTTGAATGAAAAATATCATGAAAATTTTGATGAATTCGATGATGGAATGGTAGAAGGTTATTTTTTTGAAGTTAGCACTGATGAAAGCAGATTAGGGAAATACGACTTCTACAAATGGGAATTTATAGAGGAATTAGAAGATAGCAAAAACCTTGACAAACGAATAGAACAATATATTTCATACGAAAATTGTTTAAGTCTTAAAACAATCAACAAAAACATAAGTTTTTTTAAAACTATTCTTATTATTTTTATAATCTTATTTATTCTCGGCTTCTTTATTATCCTATTAAGCATTTCTAAATGATACAAACCGCATATAAAAAAGATAGTCTCCCCGCCAAGAAAGACTATCCCAAAGTACACAAAATTAAAAATAGCTACTAACTAATTCTTTTTTGTGTACTTATATTGTACTAAATTTATAACAAAAAAGCAATATAAGGAGTGATAATTATGCCAGTATATAAATCTAATGAACCAACCAAAGACGGGCGCAAGTGGTTCTTTAAATGCCAATATAGAGATGCTTATGGAGAAACTCATACAAAAAAATCTAAAAAATTTGAGTCAAAAACTCAAGCCTGTGATGAGGAAAGAAGGTTTTTATTAAATTGTGGCAAAAAAAAATCTGATAAAGTTATTTGGGATGATTTAATAGAAGAGTTTTTAGAAAATAGCAATAATAAAGACGGAACTTTATATTCTAAAAAAATAAGTTTAAATAAATACGGAAGCATTTTTAAAAATAAAGATATTTCATATATTACACCGCCAATAATTGACCAGTGGAAAAAAGAAGTAGAGAAATATAACCTAGCAACTTCTTCAAAACAAAATATATTTAATTATTTTAAAACGGTTTTGGATTATGCAATAAAAAAACATTATATCGATATTAATCCGTTTAGAATAACAGAGAATTTTCAAAAAGATCCTAATAAAATTGAAATAGCCAATGAAGAAGAACTATATCTAACACCAGATGAATTTAATAAGTTTATTTCAGTTATAGATAATGAATTTTGGAAATGTTTTTTCTCCTTTGCCTTTTACATGGGAACTAGAAAAGGAGAACAAATAGCTTTACAATGGAAGGATATCAATTTTGAAAATCATACTATAAAAATATATAAACAGCTTAATTTAAAAGGATTAAAAAAAACATCATTATTTATTCCCACTAAAAACAGCATTACCCGTACCATTTCAGTTCCTAATAAGCTATGGGATATGATTATATCAAAATATGAAAAAGACACCAAAATAATCGGTTTTAACGAAAATTTTTACGTATTTGGTGACAAAAGTTATACCTCATTCACTACAATAGATAGAAAAAAAGATTACTATTTTAATTTATCCGGCGTAAAAAGAATCACCATGCACCAATTTAGACATAGTCATGCTAGCTTGTTAATAAGTTGCAACATACCATTAAATGTAATAGCAGCAAGACTGGGAGATACACCTGATATAGTTCTCAAAACGTATGCTCACCTATTCCCACAAAAGGAAGCCGAAGTTTTAAACGTCTTAAATAATTTTTAG